AGCCCCACCAGCAGCGGCAGGATCGTGGAAACGAGAAGGCCGAGAATCAGCGGCCAGGACACATCGAACGTGAGCATGGGTTCCTCCTCAGGAACGAGAGAAGCCGCCCGCAGACGGCTCAGATGATGGGCTGAGTGTCTTCATCGACGGCGTCGGGAGACAGATGACTGATCCCCAGTCGGGCGAGGATCGGGGCCGGGAGCGCCGGCATCGGGCCGGGACGGTTGCGGATGTTCCACAGCCACAGCTGCGTCTCGCGTGCACGGATCGCGTCGTTCATCTCGTGCGACTCTTTCCGCATCGCCGCGACCTCGCCCTGAAGTTCGGTGACCTGGCCTTGCAGATCAGCAACCTCGGCGGTGACGCGTTCGGTAACCGTGCGCTGCAGAAACTCCGAGAACGACTGCTGTCCCTTCAGGAACGCGTCGATCGCAGTCGCTTCGGTGACCGTCTCCTGTGTCTTCTGCTCGACCTTCTTGCCCCGGAACAGGAGGTATGCGCCGCCGAAGCCGGAGAGCGCAGATACCAACCCGGTGGCTACCTGGCCGAGCCATTCCATCAGGAGGCACCCTTCTCGGCGAGGCGCGCGCGTCGTTCACGCCCCAGGCGCGACAGCGTCCATCCCGGCAGGAGAAGCAGCGCAGTGAATGCGACAGCGACCACCCACCGCTCCCCCACACCCTGCAGAGTGAGCACCCACAGCGCCGCCGCGTACCCGCCGATCACCACCAGGATGATCAGCTTCCCGACGGCCTCGGCGATCCAGAACCGGGGGAACACGATCCTGAACAGCGCCAACACGGCACCGAGCAGCAGAGCCCACCCGGCCGCGACGGACACGGCAGCGTCGTACACCTGAGCGAAGCTCGGCATCCCCCGCGTGACTCCCGCGACCCCCATGAGGATCATCAGCAGATCGAACGCGGGCAGCACGTACCGTTTGAGCTCGAGCGATGCGGTGCCCTCGATGGCGGGGATCGCGTCGGGGTGCCAGATCGACGCCCGCCACAGGGCACGCATCAGCCGTGAGCCGAGAGTTCAGCGCGGAGCTCCGCCAGCACCTTCGAGTCGATCGTCGCCTCGTCCGTGATGTTCCGGAACCCTGCGATGAACAGCGGCGGCTGCGGGCCCGTGAGCTCCCGCATGCCCAGATCCTTCACGAACCAGTCGCGGCGCTTGAACGCGTTCGCGACAGTGTCCATGCCTGCTGCGATGTTCCAGTAGGTCTTCTGACCCACATCGACGAGGAGGATGTCCCCGCCGAAGTTCGCGATGTACTGCATGTCCTGTTCCTCCTCCGGAACCGTTCTTGCTGCGGTGATGGCGTGCTGCGCGAGACGCGCGGTGACGAACGGCAGCGGATCAACCTGCGTTCCGTTCACGACGATCTCGAGGTGACTGTGACGGCCACCGTCGATGCCGGTGTTGCCCATCACGGCGACGGGCTGACCCATGCGGACGGCGTCGCCGGGGCTGACTCGTGCGGAGCCTTCCGCGTTGTGCAGCAGACGACTCAAGAACCCGTCGTGACGGATCCACACCATGTAGCCGCCGCCACCCCAACCGGGACGCCATCCGACCGACTCCACGACCCCGTCAGCGACCGCGCACACGAGGTCATATCCGATGGTGTCGAGGCCGCGGTGGAACGACGACGCCCCCGCGATCGTCACTGGGCGCGGGCCGTACCCGCTCGTGACGATCGGGCGCGTGGTCGTCCCGTTCGGCCAGACCATTTCGACCATGACGAGTCCTCTCAGATCAGGGGGCGAGGATACGGTCGATCGCGCGACCGAACCGCTGATAGCCGGCGTCCGAGAGGTGCACGGAGTCGAACATCATCCCGTCAGCGTTGGCCTGCGTGTACGGGCCGAAAAAGCCCTGCGCATCGAACACTCGGATGTTGTTCACGTCGGCGATGTTGTACGCGGACTGTCGATAGTTGTGAGAGACCGACGCGGGCACGCCTGCGTATGAGCCGGCGTTCTCCGTGTTCGGCTGCGGGTCGACGCAGAGCACCACCTCACCGCCGCCCGTCCGGGCACGGTCGATGATCGACTGCACGTTCGCCTGGTACGTCGAGATCGGCACGTTGTTGCGCATGTCGTTCGTGCTGATCTCGATGATCGTCAGATCCCACGGCCCCAAGTGGGAGAACATCGGGCCGATCGTGTACCACGTGGAGTTGTTCCACTGGCCCGACAGGGAACCGCCGACGCCGAGGTTCGTGATCGACAGGCCCGTAGCGTTTCGGACCTCAGCACCGATCAGGAACGTGTTTGAGGAGGACAACGACCGGACCTGCACCGTGTGCGTTGTGTTCGAAAGACCCGTCACCTGCACCCTCTGCGCGGCGAACGTGCCCGTGGGGGTGAACGTGGTCCACGAGCCACTGTCGATGCGGTACTCGAACGCCGCCGACTGACCGTTCGTCCAGATCTCCACGATCGTCCCCGCCCGTTCGGACGTGAACGTCGCCAGAGACCCCGCAGACGTGGACGCGAGAAACGCGGTCAGGTTGTCCGTGGAGAACCGGAACCACCCGGCCCCGATCGACCACTGCGGGTCCGTCGGCGACGACGCCTGAGAGGCGAGGACGATGCCCGAGTTCTGCGGAATCGCAGCAGACAGGGCGTTGCGCAGCCGGGTCGGCCACGACGTCGTCCCACCCGACCCGCCGACGAGGGAATGCCCGACGCACGCGATCTTCTTCAGCGACGTCGCCGCGTCCGCGAGAACCTTCATCGCCACACGCGGCACACGGTCAAAGCCGTAGATCCCGGTAGCGGCGTCGTAACGGCCCGTGCCCGTGAGTCCGTCCGGGAGTCCACGGGCGACGAACGCTTCCTGGATCGCCTGACGTGTCGCGGTCGACCCGACCAGGGAACGCACGAACGACGCGATCGCCGCGTCATCCTCAGCCGCGCCGGTCGCGTTGTACCCCGCGGGGCCGCGGAGGTTGCTCAGCAGTGTGCTCACGGGTTGCTCCTCAGGTCAGCGGTCACGGGGTTGTACCAGAACCGGTAGTCGGGGTTGTTCTCAGTACCCACCCACACCTCGAGACCCGTGGGGGCTCCGGTCTGCACGTCATCCATCAGGGGGCCGTTCACGTTCGTGACCGTGAAACGCCACTGCGGGTAGTCCGTGGACGTGAAGTTCTTCTCCGCGTCGAGCCACACCAGGCGCAGCGTGTACCAAGTCGCCGGTGTGACCTGCTCGTTCGGGATCAGGTTCACCGTGAACGACCCGTCCGACTGCAGAGCCGCATCGACGGGCCGCGACGCCAACAGGTACGCCCCCGCAACGCCCGGACCCGAAGGCACGAACTGCAGCGTCGGCGCGTACTGCATCATCGACGCCAGCCCAAACTGCGACAGGAACCCCGTCTTGGTGACCATGTGCCCTCCCGAGGGGTATAGAGAAAACCGCACCCGGCGGCTAGAGTTCGGGGCACAACAAGAAGCCCCACACCAGCGGCGAACTGATGTGGGGCAGACGACCTACAGGGAGGTCATCGTGCCCAAGACTAAAGGGCCGCTCGTCGCGGCACTACTACTTGCAGGACTCGCCCTCACCGGATGCACCACAGCACCCGCCCCGGAGCCCACACCGGTCGGCGCTCAGACAGCGAGCGCGCTGAGCGCCGAGACGCCTACTGCGCAGACAGGCGAGGAGATATACCTCGAGACCGTGCGCGCCAACCTGCGGCCGGACAACGTGATCCCGAACGCGACAGATGCGCAGTTGCTCGACGCCGGGGAGAAGGCGTGCGCCGCGATCGCAGCCGGCGAAGACACCTTGACGCTCTCGGTGATCGATGGGGAGCAGCCCAACGGAGCAGGTTCCTACGACGACAGCGCGACCATCGTCACCGCCGCCCGCGCGTCGCTCTGCTAAGGCACCACGACGCGCAGACGCCCTGAGGTGTCGCGCAGAACCGCGTTTAGAAACGCCCCTGACGGAGCCGACGATATCGCCAGTGGCAGCAGCCCGGGAGCATTGACTGTTCCGTCGAAGACGGCTCCCTGATCGACGTGTAGCCCGCCCTGCACATCTACGAGCGGCGTGACCATCACGATCTGAATCGGGGCCGTCAGGCCACCTGATCCCCCGATGCCGGCGGAGAGTTCCACGGAGCCCACCATGATCTTCCCGGCGCCCGTGACGGTGAAGTTGCCCGTCAGCGTGACGTCGCCAGTGATCGTGGTGTCCCCGTCGATGCCGAACGTTCCGGTGATCGTGGTTGGACCGGTGATGTCCGTGGTGCCGGTGAACGTCGTGTCGCCGGTGAACTCCGTCGAACCAGTCACGTTCGCCTCACCCGAGACGATCAGCGTGCCAGTGACGGTGAGGATGCCGTCGACCGTCTCCTCGCCGGAGACAATCAGGGTGCCGCTGACCCGCTGCGAGCCCTCAACGATCAGCCCCTCAGCCGACACGACGCGCAGAGCGCCGCGGTCGATGGTCGAGTTGCCGAGGTTGTACCCGTGGAGCATCTCCCGCGCCTCGCGGAGAAACGCATCGAGCTCGCTGCGGCTTACGTAATCCGTGCCGGCCATCACACCTCCCGAGCAGAGAACGACACGTCCTCCGACGCGTAGTCCCCGGTCATTTCCACGACGCGAAGGTCCCGCCACCCCGGCTCGTGCCACGGGTGAGTTTCGGGGATGTTGACGCGGAGGATGGTGCCCGTGGTCATGTCGTCGAGGGCGATGTCGCCGTTGACGCGGATCGTCCCGTTCCACTCGACGGTCGGAGACTTGTGGAGGCGGAACGCGTCGATCGCGTACAAGCGAGCTTCTCCCGCGTTCCTCGTCGTGCCGCGCCGCACGACCCGGTCGAGGGCGGGAATGTCCTCGTGGGGAGCATCGGGGTCCGCGCCGACGACGAGCGTCTGACCCGACCCTTCACCGGTCACGAACAGGCCCGTCGCCTGCTTCAACGCGTCCTCTTCCGTGTCGAGTTCCACCAGCCCCGGGTTGGGGGCGGCGTAGTTCACCTCGATCGTGTTCTTCCTGATCAGCGGCTCAGACCACGTCCCCATGTCGAGCACCCACTCCAACCGGCCCGTGGTGGGGGACCAGCGGGGCAGGAAGTCGATCTCGGGGGCGCCGTCCTGCGCTTGGATGTTGTCGAGCGCGTCGGCGGTGTTTGTGAACGTGTAGTTGTCGAGGAAGAATCCAGCCGTGCCGGCTTCCGTCATCGATGGGAGCACGATCGGGAGGCCGTAGTTGTCGCGGGGTCCGGTGATCGACTCGTACACGACGCGCGCGGCGATCGCTTGCCATGACAGCATCGACAGTTCGAGTTTCCCCGGGATGGTTTCCGCGTCGTCCGCCCAGTACGAGTCTTCCCCGAACGGGTAGCGGGCGAGCCACAACTGCCGGAGATCGTCGTGCCGCAGCGTGACCACGTTCGAGCTCGCCGAGTACGGTCTGCCGGTGATGAGGCCCGCGTATCGGGGCGTGCCGTTCCACGACAGGACGAGTGTCCGGTCCCACGGCACCGTGAGTCCGCGAATGTCGGAGCGTGAGAACTCGACCGCGTGCAGCGGAAGGGCCGTCTGCTGCCGTCCCGAAGCGACACCGAGCATCCGCTGCCACGGGCTCGAGAGGCTGTCGAAGCTGATGTTCTGCAGCCGGTCTCCGCTGCGGGTGTCGCAGAAGGTCAGTTCGTACATGTCACCCCCACGTGTCCGTCACAGTGACTTTCAGCAGCCCAGCACCCGTGATGGTGTGCAGGACCCGTGTGCCGCCGGGGATGTTCCACACGTCGCGGCGGAGCGACCCGGCGGGCTGCAGGACGCCGTTGCGGTAGAGGCGCCCGGTGCGCATGTCGATGCGGTCCACTGCGCCGGCGACGCTTGACGCGACACGGAACTCGCTGCTCTCGTTGGTGATGACGTACCCGCCCGAACCGGTCTGGGTGACCGTGAGGATCGGGTAGGCGGGGACGGAACCGTAGTGGTACGCGTACACCGACGTCGCTGCGGAGGAAGGGAACGTGCGCGTGTCGCCGTACACGAGCGGGTCGTCGAACGTGAACACCGCCGACCACTCAGCCTCAGGAACCACACCGGACGCGTCGATCCGCGGGTACTCGCTCAGGTGAGCATCCCCCCACGTCGTCACACCGTCGAGCTCCACCTGGAGCCGGAACGAGTCCCGCACCGTCAGCGCGGTCAGCTGCTGCAGCATGTGCAGCCGCTCATCGAACGAATCCGCGACCAGGAACCCCGCCGCGGGAACCTCACGCGCGTCGAGGGTCTGCTTCGCGGGGAACCGTCCGTGCGTGTTCGGCCGCTTCAGGTTGTCCCGGACGACGTCAGCCGAACCCACCCACCCCGACCAGTCCCGAATGTGGAACCCGTGACCGTGGAACACGTCACCGTACATCGTGACGCCGGGGGCTCGAGCGATGAGAGTCACCGGCCACCCCTCACCATGTCGTTCAGCGTCGGCTGCGCCTGCACCTGAATGTCGATGTAGTCGAGGAGGTTGATGCCACCCTTGGGTTTCACCACCACCGTCGTCTGCGTCGACTGACCAGCGGGCGTGTACGTCCCACCGAACACTGAAGCGGTCTCCTGCATGACCTGCTCAGACCGGCCCCGCTTCGAGGGGGAGAGGGGAACGTACGCCTCCCCACCCGTCTCGGGCTCGTTCCACACGCGGATCGCGCCGGCGCGAGCGATCTGCGCAACACGGTTCTCCACACCCCCGTCCGCGAAGAACTTCACCACGCCGCCGTTGGCCTGCGGGATCAGCTGCTGCGCGTACTGGGGGCTGATGGGCCCGTACTGCTGGATCATGTCGATCGTGACCGTGCGCGTGCCGGTGAGACGCTGGATGGCTGCTTCGATCGTCCCGATCTTCGCCGCCGCATCCTGCGTGTCCGCGATCAGCTTCCACTCCGTGTCCGACGGGATCCGGTAGATCTGATCCGCGAGGGCCTGCGCCTCGTCCGCGTTCGCACCCAACTGCTGCGCACGGTCGATGAGGGTCTGCCGCCCCGCCTCGAGGGTCTGCCGGTACTGGTCCGTGTTCCCGTCGAGTTGGAACTGCTTCTCCGCCGCATCCTGCGACTTCTCGGCGAGGTCGTTCAGGATGTCGAGGTTCCGGGAGCCGGCTTCGGTCGCGATGTCGAGACCGGCCGCGTACCCCTCCGCACCGTTGTTGATGTTGTCGATCTGCTCGCCGACCTTGCGGAGAGCGTCCTGGTAGTCGATGTTTGCGGAGACCGCGTCCTGACCGATCCCGTTCGCCTCCATCACCTTGTCGATGAGTTCCGACAGCTGACTGTTGAGGTCCTTGACCGCGCTGCCCGCTTCGACGTACGCCTGCGTCGCGGTCTTCGTTACCGGGACGCCGTCTTCGGTGACCTTGTTCTTCTGCTCCGCGACACGGATGGCCTCGGTGAGCGAGTCAGATTCGCCCTTCACCGCGTTCGTGACGACATCCACAGCACCCTTGGTGCTCTCGTACGCGTCCTGCGACTCGAACTGCTGCGACATGATCGCGTCGGTCTGCTTCTGCAGCGACTTCAGCGCGTCCACGTTGCCAACGGCGGCGTCCGTGATGGTGTCGAGGCTGATGCCCAGCTTCTCAGCCTTGTCGTACGCGGAGTCCGACTCCCACCACAGCTGCATCCGCTTCGCGGCGAGGTTCTCCGCCGCCATCTCACGCGTCGCCTTGGTGATCTTCTGCGTGCCGGCTTCGAGGGTGTCCGCGTACGCTTCAGCTTTTGCGCGCGCTTCGGCCTGCTGCTGCGCGAGCAGAGCGACGACGGCGACGATCCCGGTGATCGCGATGCCGACCGCGCCGCCGATGAGGGCGGTGCGGGACATGCTGGAGTTGACGAGATCGAACTGCGTCTTCAGTTCGAGCAGTTTCCCCTTCAGCCCGACGGCAGCGCCGGAGAAGAGCAGCGCCGCCGCCGCCGCAGCACCCAGCACGAGGGCTGTGGTCTGCACTGGTGCGGGCGCTTCGCCGAACATGTCGACGAGTTCTGTGAGGGCTTGAGTCATCGTGCGGAGAACGTCGTTCGCGCCCGACCCGGTGCGGATCAGGGCAGTGTCGAACGCGCCACCGAGCTTCTCGACGTCGCCGGCGAGGTTGTCCTGCCGCTTAGCGGCTTGGATCGCCGCGTACCCAGTGTCGTTGACCGCGTCCGTCCACTCGTCGATCGCTGACGCACCACCCTCGTACAGGAGGGTGGCGGCGTTGAGGGACTCGTTGCCGAAGATGCGACCAAGCGCGGCGAGGCGTTCCTGCTGCGTGAGGCCACCGAGCTTCGTCTTCAGCTGCTCCGCGATACCAGCGAGGGACAGCATGTTCCCGGCCGCGTCGAACATGTTGATGCCGTACTCGGCCATCACGCCCGATGCCGCCGCGGACGGCGACTGGAGCGACGCGAGCACGCCCCGCAGGCTCGTGCCGGCCTTCTCGCCGATGATGCCCTGCGTCGCGAAGTACGCGATCGTGCCCGCGGTCTCGTTGAGTGAGAACCCGACAGATCCGGCGAGCGGCCCGACGTAGGACAGGGCGAGGGCCAGGTCGTCGACGGAGCCCTGCGCCTTACCCGCGCCGGCAGCGAGCACGTCAGACACGTGCGCGGCCTGCTCCGCGGGGAGGCGGAACTGGGTCAGCGTGGTCGCCATGATCTCAGCCGACCGCGCCACCTGCAGCTGACCGGCAGCCGCGAGCGCGAGGGCGCCGTTCAGGGACCCGCCGACGATGCTCGCGACGGACTGGCCCGCCTTCGCGAGCTCTTCCTGCGCCGCCGCAGCCTCAGTCGCCGAGTACGCCGTGTCCGCACCAGCCTCGAGGGCAGACTCCGACAAGGCCTTCTGCTCGTCCTGCGTCGCCATGATCGCGGCGGACGTGGACGACATCTGCTTGTCGAACTCGGAGTACTTCGCCACCGAGAGCGCGATGACCGCAGCGACCGCGGTGCCGGCGGCGAGCATCGCGATGGACAGCTTCTTGGCCGCTTCGGCCTGCTGCTCCGTCGTGACCTTCTGCTTGCGCTGCTTCTTCTCAGAGTCCTCGGACTCCTCGCCGACCTTCCGCGTCGACTTCGCCTGCTCCTCGAGCGGACCCTTCGACTCGCGCGCCTTCTTCGACGCCTTGTCGGTCGCGTCACCGGACTTGTCGACCTTCCGGCCCGACTCCTCAGCAGCCTTCCCCGTCTTTTCGAGGGCGTCCTGCGCGTCAGCCTGGTCCTTGCGGAAAATCTGCGCGCCGACCGTCTGCAGACGGAAGATCAGTGCTCCGGAGTCGAACATGCCCGGTCACCGCCTTCCGCAGCCACGTGCCGTCGATTCCTGCGAGCCGGTGGATCGCTGTGCGGATGAAATGCCACGTCCGGGAGTCGAGAGCGGACTCCAGGTCGGGGATGAGGCCCGTCTGCGCGAGGTCGAGTTCGACCTCGTTGAACAGTTCGGGCCACACCAGCAGCCACCACTCCATCGACGTCAATCCGGCCGGTTCCGTGATGCGTTCCGCTGCTTGTTCACGCATCGCACGCCACTCGGGCGTGAACACGTACTCCGGGTAGATGCCGTCCGCGTTGGGTCGGCCGACCGGGATGATCAGGCCGTCTTCGACTCCGCGGGCGATGTCGGCTGGACCAAGCGCCCCAAACGCGCCGACAACGCCCCCGTGGCTTTTAGGGTGCCGGCGAGGCCCTCACCAGCCTTGATGTACTCGTTCACGCCGTCCATGCCGAGCACGGTCTGCCAGAAGAACGCGGGCATGATGACGTCGTTGCCCTCCTCCTGGGAGAGCTCGTCGCCGATGCGGTTGTAGTTCGTCTGCTGCTCCTCCGGCAGCGGCACCCACACGCCGTCTTCGCCCTTCACCCCACCGTCAACCGCGATCTGCAGCGCCTCGATGAGCGCCTGCGGGTTGACGGTGGAGTTCAGGTACGCGTCGGTGATCTGGATGCCCGCGCGTGCGGGGAGCGGGTGGATGATGAACGGTTCCTTCACACCCTCCATGTGGATGTGAAGGTCACGTCCGACCTTGGAAACGCTGATCGTCATTGGTCCCTGCCACCAATCCTGATCAGGCCGCGGTGTACGGCAGTGCGGCGGACGCGCCTTCGCTGTTCGTCACCACGATCGGCGCGGAACCCGACACGGTCGAGGGGATCAGCAGCACGACCGCGTAGTCGTCCACGGGGCGGATCTTCGCGACCGCCTGCCCGTCGATCGTCGCCGAAACGGTCGATGCGAGGTTGTAGCCGCGGACCACGATCTGGTCGCCGGTGGTGAGGCCCGACGGGGATGCGGATTCGAGGACGGGGACGCCGGTGCCGGCGAGGGGCGACTCGATCTCACCCACGACACCGTCGGACGTGAGGGTGAACGTGTAGCCGCCCTTGTCCGCGTAGCCCGTGTTCAGTTCGGTCGCGTTCACGCGGAACAGACCCTGGAAGACCGGCATCCGCTCGTCGAGAGCGTCCGTGAAGATCTGGAACTCGCGCTTCTGGTCGGCACCGTTCTTCAGCGACGCCTTGTACAGGTCGATGAACCAGTCCTGCGCGGCCACGATCTGCTTCGTGACCGGGTCACGGACGACCTCCACGTTGAACGTGGGAGCGAAGTTCTTCGCGATCGAGTCGGACGACTGCGTGCCCTTCGTGCCGTACACCTCACGGTTCACGGGCACGTCGGACGGGTTCAGGGCGAGGTTGTTGATGTCGCCCGTGATGTTCACGAACACGCCCGCGACCTTCACGCGGATCAGCTTCTGGTGGGCGAGAGCGACGGACCCTGCGGAGGGCGCCGTCGTGTCATACAGCGTGGTGTCGGACATGGGTCCGTCCCTTCAGTGTTGTGGTGCCGGCGCTTCCGGCTTGGGTTCTACGGCCGACGGCCGCGGAAGTAATAGGTGGCAGAAACGGCGGAGCGTCCCTGCGTGTCGGGATCGAAGTCGAGGGCGGAGAACTCCCACGCCCACGAGATCCCGAGGATGTTCGGGGTGGACTCCGACTGGTCCAGCACCGCGCGCAGGTCAGCCGCCCACTGTCGTGCGACGAGCGGGGAGCCCTTCCGGCGCGTGTAGATCTGCGTCCGATAGGTCATGTCCGCGCGGCCGTCGGGGATGGGGCGGAGGGGCGTGAGGAGGGTGAATTCGTCTATCGTCGGCATGACGCCGTCGAGGCGGATGCCCTTCGGAGGGATCGTGCCCGTCGGCTGGTACACGGCGAGCCCTTCGGACTGCAGCAGCACAGCGAGCGCCCGGTTCAGGATGATCTCCGGCGCGTCAGCCACTCTGGGCCTCCTCGCGGATTATTTCCCCGAGCTCCTTGCGGTTCTGCACCGCAGGTTCCTCGAGGTACTTCCCCTGCCGTCCGCCCTGGAACTGGTACTCCGGGTGCTCGTGGAGGCGGGCAGCGTATGGCGTGTCGTACACGACCGCAGCGCCGTCATCGATGCTCTGCGCCGGTTCGACCTGCGCGGATGCGATCAGCGTCCCCTGATCTAGCGGAGCAACGGCGGTGGAAAGGGTGAGGAGGCGTTCCGCGGCGAGGTTCATGCCGCGCACGATCCCCGCTTCGATCTCCGGGAGCGGGTTGCGGACAGTCATCGACACGGTCGCTCGAGCACCCATGACCGCCTCATTCCGTGAACGCTTCGACGTGGCTCGGGGTTCGGGGGTAGTCGTAGAAGTCGCTGTTCACGACCTCCGACGTCCGTTCCCGGGGTGTTCCGGGCCACACGGTCACCTTCGACCTGGGCAGCACATCATCCGCGGTCAGGAGGACGATCATCGTGGACGCTGCGATCTCCTGCCCCGACGTGGGGGACGTGGAGCGGCGGTCCACCTTCAGGCGGGTCTTCTGCTCCACGTACGCGCGAGCTTCCACCGGGTCAGCCCACACATCCCCCTCAGGACCATCCCCGAGGAAACGGGTCAGGATCACGCGGTGGGGGAGGTGCTTCTCACGCAGCCGAGCCATGCTCACCGCCTAGTAGTAGACGGCGGAGCCGATCAGACCCGCCGTCGTGAGGATGTCGACGGCCTTGTCACCGATGCGCGCAGCGAGCTTCTCCCGCCATGTGCGGCCGTCGCTGCTGGAAGAGGTCGTGCCGAGGGACACGGACCCGATCTTCACCGCGCCTTGCAGCGCGTCGACGCCGTACGGGTCGTCGGTGAGTTGCCAGTACTCGACGATCGCGCATGTGGCTTCCGCGAACGCGTCAGCCGTGGCCGAAACTGTGGGGTATCCGTCGTCGTCGGTGTCGTACAGGGAGGAGCGGGTGAGCTTCTCAACCTCGATCGACGCCGCGCGGAGCCGCTTCAGGAGCAGATCACTACTGCCTTCCCACGGTTCCTCGGCGTACTCGTCGTACTGTGCCGGGGTGGCGTACACGCGCATCATCGGCGTTTCCGGGGACGCGAGATCTTGGGCTTCATGTCCCCCTCGACGGCTACAGGCAGCGGTTCGAACACACCTTCCCCGCTCAGGTAGTCCTCGCGTTCGATGATGAAACCGTGTTGTAGCAGCGCCGCAGCACGCTCCAGATGCAGTTCGTCAACGCGAGCGGTGCCGTCGATGAACTCGACGCCCAGGAAGTT